GGGCAAGCCAACCGACTTTGGACGTTTTGAAAACAAGTCCGCGCTGCAACGCTTTTTGCAGGCGGTCAACGCTTTCGACCTCGACCACAAAAGTTTCGACCAGTTTGCTCCTTACCTTTTTGGCGACGAGGTTGCCGCCGAGTTGTCCAAGAAAATGCAGCGGGCGCAGATCGACGAGGCCAAGCTGGAACTGGAGAATACACGCAGTATTCTTGCCGCCCTACGTCAAGGGGCCAAAGCGGCAGGCATGTCAACCAGCAAGGCGCTGGTCGCATTTAAGGAGAACCAGCCCTACGCCGTCCGCAAAATGGAAGGGCGCAAGGTCAAGGACACCAAAATTTCCATTGAACTGGCCAAGAAGATTGTGCGCGGGTTGGCCGACCGCGGCAGCTTGTCAAACCAAGACGTCCAGACGTTATCCGACGAATTGGCCGCGTTGCCGCGAGACACGAAAAAGGAATTTGTCACGATCAAGCAAGTGATCTTCCGCGGGGAAGAAGTGCGCCTCACCATGAGCCGCGCACAGGCCATGCAGCTATGGCTGACATGGCAGCAATCGGACGCGCAGGAGAAGATGCGTGCCGACGGTTTTACTGACGACAGCTTCGACGATCTCGACAACCTTATCTCCGGCCCGTTCGCGCAAGCGATTCTCCGTGTGACGTCGCGCATCTACGGCTCCGGCTACGCGCTGACCAACCCGATCTACGCCCGCATGTTTGGCATGAACATGCCAATGGTCAGAAACTACGCTCCGGCCCGCTATCTTTCTTCCAAGGAGGTCAAGGACGTCGGCCTCGACGGGTCGCCGCTGACATCCGGTGGCCAGCCCAGCTTTGCCAAGTCCCGCGTCAACCACACCGCCAAGCTCGCGCCCGAAGACGCGCTGACCGTCTTGCAGAGCCACATTGCCATGCAGTCGCACTGGGTCGCCTTTGCCGAAGTCACTCGCGAATACCGCTCGCTACTTTCCAACCCCGACGTCCGCGAGTCCATCAGACAGCGTCTGGGCGCGGACGTTCTTCGCACTGCCGAAATGTGGGGCGACCAGATGGAGCAGCGCGGCGGCAATAAGGGCAGGGAGATCGCGTGGATCAACAACATGCTGGGCGCGGTCATTGGTGGTCAGTCCGTTTCGCTTTTGGGCTACAACCTCAAGTCGCTGTTGATGCAGACCGACAACTTTATGCGCTTTTTCTTGGCGCTCGACAGTCGCCAAATTGGGTCTGCCTTGTCCGATCCGGTCGCCCTCATGCAGAACATCCGCAAGGTGTGGAAGACCGACATCATTCAGACCCGCTTGGAGGGCGGTGCCACGGCGGAAACGCGGTTTTTCTTTGAGCGGTTTGTCTCCATGTTCCGGCGTGGGGCCAAGGTTGCCGAAATGTCCATGATGCCCATGAACTACCTTGATTCGGCGGGTCTATCTGTCTCTGGCGCAATTGTTTACCAAGCCGCCTACAAGGACGCTCTCGACAGCGGAGTAGACCCGACCTCCGCAGAGCGAGCGGCCAAGGATGCCGTCGAAGCAATGGTCTATCGCTACGGACAGCCGGTGCTGATGGGCCAGAAGTCCAACATCGAAAACAGCGGCAACGCATTTACCAAAGCGTTCTTCCTCTTCATGTCCGATCCGCGATTGAAGATGGCCATCATCTCCGACTCTGTCCGCGGACTGGCCACCGGACGCGGCGACTGGAAGACCCATGTGCGCCGGATCGTTGCCATTGAAATGATGGCCGTCGTTTCCCATGTGCTGGCCACCGCGTTCAGAGACGCGACCAGCGACGACGACGACGAAGACCTATGGTCAATGGGCGGCTTCGCCCGCGCCTTGCTGCTGGCTCCGTTCCAAGGCTACTTCCTGCTGGGCAGCGTCAGCGACCTTGTGCTGTCACGCTTGACCGAAGCCCAGTGGTTCACGCCTACACAGAACCCGCTCATACGCACCGCGGACACCGCCTTTCGGGCCTTCAACAATCTCGACGACGCCTTCAACTTCGACGATCCCGACGCGCTGGTCAAAGAGTGGACAAACATCACGCGCTCCATTGCGGTGACGCCGCCGCTCGCTGCGCCCGCGGTCATTATGAACATCGTTCGCCCGCTGGTGCAGGGTTGGGAGCGCATGGACGACGACGAATAAACTATTGCGCCACCATGACCACGAAGGTTTAGTCAAAGCACTACTATGGCCGTCCAGTCCGATACATCACGCATTTCCTACGCAGGCAATAACTCCACCTCGACGAGTTACGCCGTGCCGTTTGTCTTTTTAGAAAACACTCACCTCAAGGCCATCGCCAAGACCAGCGCCGGAGTCGAAAGCGTCGTCACGCTGACCAACCACACCGGAGCCGGTAGCGTCAACGGCGGCACCGTCCGCACGGCGGTCGCCGTCCCCGCAACCAGCACGCTCACCATCTACCGCGACGTCCCGATCACCCAGACCACAACCTACGCCGAAGGCGGCGATTTTCCCGCGGCCAGCCATGAGCGGGCGCTGGACAAGCTGACCACCATCACCCAGCAACTCGACCGCCGCATCAACACCTGTGTCCGCGGGTCCGAGGCTACGCCGCTGTCACCGCTGCCCAGTCCTATCGGCACGCAACAGTTTGTGCTGGCCACCACCGCCAACCAAGCTCCGGCATGGCAACCGCAGAGCGCCATCGCCATCGGTCCCGTGATCGCTACCGGCTCCAGCGAGCCGCGCTTTGTCAGTGACCGCTTTGGCGATGTAATCAACGTCAAAGACTTCGGCGCAGTGGGCGACGGCGTGGCCGACGATACAGCGGCAATACAAGCGGCAGTCAACGCGGCAACAGCATCGACTTCTGTTTATTTTCCTCAAGGCACCTACAAAATTATTCCTGCAACAAATGTGGTGTGCATGGATGGCAACACTCGCAAGGCGGGCATTGTGATAGACAACAAAGCGCGGATGGGAATTTATGCCAATGGGCGCGTGAACATTGTGGTCGCTGGCACCGACGCGGAGCGGATCGGTTTTTCGTTCAACAGTTGCAACGACATCACGATTTCCGGCTTGGGCTTTAACTTGGATGACAACGATACAAGCGGAAGCAACTACCTCACCAAGCAGCATTTTTGGTGCATCATGCTTCGCTCCGGCAACAACGACATCACCATCGAAAGCTGCCGCTTTGTCTCCGCTTCCCGCGGAATTCACGCTGACGCGACAAGTTTAACGGCAAACACCAATCTTCTGGTTGTCAACAACACGTTCAAGAACCTCATCAATTATCCGCTAATCACGCGGAATTGCAGTGAGGTATCCGTTTGTAGCAATCGGTTTATTGGCACCGGCAGGAGTTGGAGCAATGACAACGAGGACATTGCTTTTGCAACCGACACCAGCAACGCGCTGGCCAGCGGCAATCTGTTCAAAAATACGTTAGGTCTTAACTCCCGCATCACCGCTGCCGAAAACACGGGTCCGACCGCCATTACGGGCAATAGCAAAGTGGGCAATAGCGTGTTTGTGGAATTGTATGAAAGCTCCAACGTGTCCATTACCGGCAATGTCAGCGACCATACGGGCTACTCAAGCGAGCATGTTCTTTTTACGGCCACGCAAAACGTCAACGGGCAGAACGTAACGGTCACCGGCAACGTGTTTCTTGGCGGCGGGAGGGCCATCAGCGACTATTTTCCCAGTGGCGACGGCGGACACCTCAAGGACGGGCTAATTTTCAGCAACAACATTTGCGACAATACGCATGGTCCCAATGTCGCCGCGACCCGCTCTGGCGTTATCTTTACTGGAAACCGTTTCGATCTCAACAGCAGCGGACAAGAAATTCGGATTGGCGGGAACAACACGGCGTTTTCGCACAATCATGTGAAAAACGGCTACTTGAGCATGCTTGACGGCAACGGTTTGTTCGTCACAGAAAACTATTTTTTGGGGAATTTTACCACGCCTATTACCGTGGCACTCAACATTAGCGGCACCACGGGACACCGCGTGGCAAGGAACAGATTTGAATTTGGCAGCTACTCTTCATACTGGTCGCAAAATCCCGCATCCGCCATCGGCTTCAAGTACATCGACGAGGGTCTGTCGCAAAATCCGGCGGTCGCCATGCCGACAAAAATTACCGGAGCGGTGGGCGACACAGTTATAAACGACACGCCTACCGCGGGCGGCGTTTACGGATGGGTCTGCACGACGGCGGGAACTGCCGGAACTTGGAGGCCATTCGGGTCGATTCATCTTTACGGACAGGACAACGCCTACGATCCGCCCAACTTGGCCGACGGCGATGATGTCACCACGACGATCACCGTTGCCGGAGCCGCCACAACAGATTATGTCGATGCAAGTTTTTCGCTTAATTTGCAGGGCGTCACGCTGACGGCGTGGGTCAGCGCGGCGGATACGGTATCCTTGCGGTTTTACAACAGCACGGGCGGTGCCATTGATCTGGGACAAGGGGTGCTTCGCGCACTGGTCACAAAAGCGATTGTATGACCCGCCTACTCGCCATCGCCTGCCTCGCGCTTTCCGGTTGCCTTCACGCGCAGTCGGAGATCAACGACTGCCTGCCCGCGGCCATCGCGGCCAAGGAGATCATGGAGAAGCAGGGTGTCTCCGCCAAGGTGCTGGTGGTGCGCTGGCAAGAGGAAAAACGCGAGCGCGGCCACGCCTACACGATTTTCCGCTACGGAAAGAAATGGAGCTACGACAAGGACTTCGGGTCGATCCCGCTGACGAGCGGCATGGATGACCCGCACTGGGAGGCGTGGGAGGCCAACTGGAAGCGCGGCCACACCGGCAACATCAACACCGCATACTATCTGGAGCCATGATCTTGGAACTCAAAACATCTGCCGCCATGTTGACCGCCGGAACATTCGGCGTGTTCGCCACCGCCGCGCCAGTCATGGAAAGTTTCGGCTGGCTCCGCACCGTGGCCGAACTTGGCAGCTTCGGCCTTGTTGCCTTTAGCGCCATCATGCTGCTGGTCAAAGTGGCACCGGCATTTATCGCGCATCTGGACAAGGCCCGCGACAGCTTTCTTGTTGAACTCAAGCAGGAGCGCGATCAGCGGCACGCAAACGCGGAGAAGCTGAACGACTCGCTGCACCAGATCGACCAGTCGATCCGCGATGTCCACCACACTTTGAAAGGGGTCAAGTAAATGAGCGTCAAAATTCAAGACTGGAACAAAGTTGCATCCAGCGTCGTCCTCGTCGCACAGGGGCCGGATGGAAAGCCTGCGCTGCTTTCCGCGGACAAGCCCGCCGGAGCGACCGCGGAGAAGTTCACCTACACCAGCGGCAAGGTGACCAAGGTTGAATATTTCTCGACCTACAATCCCGCGACCGAAACCGGCACGCTCATCGCCACGAAGAACATTCGATACAACGGCGACGAAGTTAAGGACACCTACTGGACGTAAGCAGTGGCGACTTTCGACTACAACCCGATCACCGGCCAACTCGACCTTGTCGGTGGAGGTGCGAGCTACATCGACGGAGAAGTCGAGTATCACAGCAACCTTCCGGTGACGGTTGGATCGCCCGCGGTTAACAGCGCGTTCCTTGTGAGAAAGGGCGAGGGGCTATACTTCATCTCGCGCAAGCCTGCTGGAATATGGGTGCGGGAACTGAACAACGGCAACCTCGACGATTGGAAATTTGCTGGCCTTTTTAGTGATTTGTATCGAGATGCGAATTTTAGAATCATCTCGGATTCTGACGTCAGCAAAGAATTGGCGTTTTCGCTCTCCGGCATCACCACCGGCAGCACCCGCACGCTAACCGTGCCCAACGCCTCGGGCCGCATTCAAGTCGAAGGCCAGCCTATAGGTAATGTCACCGCAGCCGCAGGCACCTTCACCACGCTCACCGCCGCCCCGACAAGCGGCTCCGCGCTGACCTTAACTGGCGGCACGGTCACGGCACCGGCTCCGCTTATTTCGGCAACGCAGACTTGGAACAATTCGGCGGTCACGTTTACAGGACTCGCGGCGAACATCACCAACACTGCCAGCGCAACGGCCAGCTTGGTCGCAAGGCTCACCGTGGGAAGCACCAACGTCTTTGAGGTGGATGGTCGCGGGTTCACTAAGTTTCGCAAGGTCGCCACCAGCGCCGACCTTGTAACCATGGTTGAGGTATTGCGCGGGACTACCAGTGTTGTCCGTATCCGCGATGACGGCGATGTGAGTGCCAATAGTTTTGCCGTTACAACGGGTGGTCGCGTTATATTAGACACAAATGGCGTTGGCATCCAAAGCACCGCTCGCTTTGGAATCAGCAGCAGCGCATCGGCCAGTGCTACAGACTGCGACCTAAACAGAGATGCCGCTGACACTTTCGCCCAACGGCGAGGCACCAATGCCCAGACGTTCCGCATCTACAACACCTTCACGGACGCAGTGAACTACGAGCGCGGCTTCATGCGGTGGAATTCTAGTATTTTCCAGATCGGAACAGAGAAAGTTGGCACTGGATCTCGTAGAACGCTGGAATTTGTCACGGATGGCACGGCTCGCTGGCGCGTTGGAGACGGGTCTATATCGTCGAACCCTTCAATGTTGGCCCTTGGCAATACTGCCATCTTTGGTGCCAACGAAGCTTACAACGTCATCATCGCCACTGGCGGTCAAGGCACGACGAATGCAGGCGTGTTTAGTCCGAACGCAAGCAACACTGGCTATCTTGCCATCGGTGAATCACTTCACCTTGGTCTTCTGAACAACGGCTCAAGCGGTGATGTGCGCCTTGTGCGTGATGCGGCGAACGTCTTGGCCTTGCGGAACGGAGCCAACACTCCGCAGGCGTATAGAATTTACAATACCTTCACCAGCACGACGAATTTTGAGCGTCTAAACATCGCAGCACAAACAGGCGGCAACTTCATCATCGGCACGGAAAAAGGATCGGGCGGCGGCACGGCGAGGTCACTGGAGCTTCGCACGGATAACACGGCGCGACTGACCATTGGATCGGCTGGAACTGTCACTCTCAACACCACGCTCGCCGCTGACGCACAAAACATTTCCACCGACACCACCACAGGCACCAAGATCGGCACGGCGACCTCGCAGAAGATCGGATTCTTCAACGCGACACCCGCCGTGCAGCCCGCCGCCGTGGCCGATGCAACGGACGCTGCCAGCACGCAAGACCGCCTCAACGATCTGCTCGCCCGCCTCCGCACCTTGGGGCTGATCGCAACCTAATCTTATGCTAACTAACCCAACACCCATAACCGTCGATCCCATCCCTGCGAAGGTGTTCGATAAACTCCATGTCTATTCGCTCTCGGCCATCCAGCCGACAACGGATAGCGGCTCCATCACCGTCGAGTTGCTCCCAGCCACAGCAGACGGCGAACTGGCCAACGGAAGCCTCGTCCAAAAGATGACCGCGCCGTTGACGCCCGAAATCATGCAGGCAGTCCCCGAACTCGCCGCCGCGTTTGAGGCAGTCCTCGCCGCGATCCCCGCGACACAGGCTTACCTCGCCGCGCAACAGGAGGCTCCGAGCAATGAGTAAGCAAGTCACGCTTACCGAGGCTGAAGCCAAGCTGGTCATGCAGTGTCTCGATCTGGCGACCAAGCACGGCGGCTTAAATGCCGCGGCGCAAATACTGCCGGTCGCAACCAACATCGAAAAACAACTCACCGAGGCCGAACCCTCAAACCCTTGACCCCCATCCGGCGTGCCGGTTTAGTCAAAACGTGAAAACATTCCTTGCCAAACTCATGGGCATCGGTTCCGCCGTCTGGAACTTTTACGCGCCTATCCTCCGCAGCATTTTTGTTGGCGGCGCAAGCGCGCTGCTTCCGGTTGCGCTCGACGTCGTCCGCTCATTGGCTGACACAAGCAAAACCGGCGAGCAAAAGCGCGAGTCCGCGGTGATCAAACTCCGCGGACAGGCTGTCCTCATGGGAATTAGCGCCAGCGAGTCGCTCCTTCGGTTTACCATTGAAAGCGCCGTTCAGCGCCTGCGAGCCAATGATTAAGAAACTTGCCACCAAGTTTCTTGTCTCGCGCATTGGCAGCATCGCCACGCCGCTTGTCGCCGGAGTGGTCGCCGCGGCCATTGCCCGCGTGGCAACCTTCGACACCGCGCTCGCCGGTCAGATCAACGAGGAGGCTATCGTGGGTTTTATCATCGCCGCGCTTGTTTCGGCGGCGAACATCTTCACCAACGCCACGCTGACCAAGGACGTCAAAAAGATCCAAGCAGTGGTGAA